TGTTCGCTAAGGTAGATAACCTATTCTTCGGAACTGACTTGGTTTCAGATTTCAACGAAGTTAAGGTTGTAGATATGTCTGTAACTGATGGATCAGATAACGTGAGAATGGTTATGAAGTTCCGCGCAGGTACTCAAGTAGCTATTCCTGCTGAGGCTATCTTAGGATTCATGAATCCCTAATTAATACTCCTTTGTTAAAAGAGTGGGTAAGCTAAGAGCTGCCCATTCTTTGCAAAGAATATTTAACTAATTAAATAATAAAAACACATGAGCTGTCTAACTACCGCTGGATTCCAAATTAATTGTAAAGAAGCAATTGGTGGAATTAAAGCTATCTATCTTGGCGCATACGCAACCTTTGCAAATGACGCTACTATTGATGGCACATCTAACTTAGTTACTGCATTGCCTACAGGTTCAGTGTATGAATTCGAATTGCCTAAGCACACCGGATCATTTACTGAAGAGGCTGCTATTTCTATTGAGAATGGCACAGTATTCTACACTCAAACTATCGTGTGTTCATTCCATGGAATGAGCGCTGCACGTGCACTACAACTTCAAAATATTGCTAAAGGTCGCAACGTACTTTTTGTACAAGACAATAACGATAACATTTGGATGTGTGGATATAAAGATGGTGTTGAGGTTACTGCATTCACTACTACTACCGGTACTGCGAAAGGTGACATGGTAGGATATACCGTTACCTTCACAGGTGAGGAGAAAGATAAGGCATACTTACTTGACCAAGACACTGGAGATAATCCATTTGAAGACTTCGCAACTGTTACAGTAGTACCAGGTTCACTATAAGTAAATTTGAGCTATATTTAGCCAATGATTTACTTACTTAAAAATACAGCAGCACAGCTCCTCTACCTTACACTAAAGGAAGGGGAGCTTTTGCTTGCTAATCCATACACTCATTACCTGCTTGAGCTTACCAACGAGCAGACACTTCAGAAGCTTTACGCTATCCCTACCAAGATAGCTGAGAATGATAGGTATACTACCATTCAGATTGGCACAAATGCCAACACACCAACAGCTGCAAGCCTACTAATTAACTACCCAGCGAGATTTAGCTACGTAGTTTATGGCCAAAATAGCAGCACTAACTTAGATCCTACCAATGCGGCAGTAGAAGGAATAATTGAGAAGGGTTATTTAATAGTAGAAGATATTACTACTCCACGCTACACTGAGCCGAATTTAACAATAGATAACGATATTACTTACAATGGATAATATAGCACAGACCTCAGCACCAATGTTAGTGAATCTTGGAGCAGCAATGCCTCAGGAAGCTACCGAGAAAGAAACTCCCAAAGGATGGGTGACTTTAGGCGAGGCTAACTTGTTTAGCAATTATCTCATTGATTTGTACTATGCCTCTCCTGTTCACTCTGCTCTAACTATGAGCATTGCATTTATGATAGCAGGAAAGGAAATTAAGAGCAATAATCCTGCTGCTCAAAGAGAGATAGATAGACTTAAACTTAACACTATCCGTAGGCCAATAGCATTGGATGCAAAGATGCAAGGCGGCTACTACTTAGAAGTGATTTGGTCAGTAGATAGAAGCACTATAGCTAAGATTAATCACTTGCCTTATGAGAATTGCAGATTAGCTGTGGCGAATGATGAGGATATTATACCGGGTATTTATTACTCAAAGGATTGGAGCGACACACGTAAGAAGAAAAACATTCCTACGTTTATTCCTATGTATAACCCAACAACGAAAGCAGATGAGCCATCTCAAGTGCTTTTTATTGGAGTGATGACACCAGGCAGCGCTTACTATCCTAAGCCTGATTACTACAGTGCTATTAACTATATTGAAATCACTCGCGACATTAGCGAATTTTACCGAGCATTCTTAAGCAATGGAATGGCACCAAGCTACTTCCTTCACATGAATAACGGTATTCCTGATCCCGAAGAGCAGATGGCTATTAGAAGGAATTGGGAAACAATGGTTGGCGCTAAGAAAGCAGGGAAAGTAGTATTCACTTTCAACGAATCAGCTGATAGAGCACCGCGTTTAGACCTTGTGCCTATGAGTGATGCTGATAAGCAGTGGCAAGAGTTAAGCGTGCAGTCACGTGAGAACATCTTAGCAGCTCACCGCGTAACTTCACCTCTATTATTTGGTATTCGTGATGCAGGTGGATTAGGAAGTAACGCTGATGAAATGAAGCAGGCTTACCGCATCTTCAATAGAAACATTATTGAGCCTTACCAACAAATTATAACAGATAGCCTTGAGGAAATATTTAAAGGCATGGGCATTGTTGCTGATTTATACATTGAGTCTAATGATATATTCGCTGATGCGGCTGAGGCAGCGCCACAAATAGCACCTACAACTGTTGCAGATAATGCAACAACTGACACTAACGTAGCTGCACCGGTAGCACCAGCAGGAGCATCAGTAAGTGATGTAACTTACAATGGTGCTCAGATAGCAAGCGCACTTGAGATTGTAGCAGCAGTTCAGACAGGAGCATTAACTAAGGAGCAAGCTATTGTATTCTTAGTTCAGTTCCTACAACTTCCAATAGATGTAGCTACGGCAATGTTTGAGCCTTCGCAGGGAAGCGCAGTAGCTAAGCTAAGCGCTCAAAAAAAAAAGACTAATTTAGAGATTCCCGAATCTTTTGAGCCTACTAACGAGATGGCCGCAGAAGCTGAGTTAGGTTTAAAGTGGCGCGAGGAATATAATAGAGGAGGCACTGAGGTAGGAGTAGCGAGAGCTCGCGACATCAGCAATAAGCGTAACCTATCTTATGAGACCATCACACGCATGTACAGCTACTTTGAAAGACATGCTGTAGATAAGGAAGCAAGTGGATGGAATCAGGGAGAGGAAGGCTTTCCAAGCGCAGGCAGAGTAGCATGGCAGTTATGGGGTGGTGATGCAGGGAGAGACTGGGCTACCGCTATCTATAACAGATATAAAGCTGAGCTTTCTGCCGATCCACAAGAGAAGCCTCCAATCTTCACCGAAGATGATGAAAATTGGTGGTGTGAATTCTTGGAAGATAAAGGCGAGATAGTAGATGAGAATGAGTGGGAGCTTATAGAAGCTGAGCCTGTTAATCTTGCATCAGTTCGCAGTTATGCTGATCCTGATAAACCTTCTGAAATGGATAGCGGATTGTATAAAATCAGATATTCTTATTCTAAGAATCTAAGTAAAAAGAGCCGCAAGTTCTGTAGACAAATGGTAAGCGCAGCTAAAGCAGGTTATGTTTATCGTTATGAAGATTTAACTAAGATGGAAACAGATAGCAATAGTCTTAATCCTAACATGGGCCATTTAGGTGGTACTTATTCGATATGGCTATACCATGGAGGAGTAAATTGTAAGCATTACTGGGAGCGCAGAGTATATTTCCGCAAGAGAGAGAAAGGTCGCTTCATCGCAGACAATGGCTTAGACTCATCTAATCCTATCTCAGTAGCGAAAGCAATCAGAGCAGGAATGCCTTTAAAAGATATAGCTAAAGGATTTGGCCAAGCTAATACAGCTACTTATGACCAATCATCTTTACATGGTAGATATCCAGGATAACAATTAAACACTAAACACAATGGCAATAGCACCCGAAATATTATTCATTAACGAGGAATTCTTAAAGAAATATACTCAACTTAATGAGGCTGTAGATACTAACTTAATTCGCCCTGCTATGTACTTGGCTCAAGATAAGTACATGACTTTGTACCTTGGAACTGACCTTACCAATAAGATTAAATCTGAGATAGAAAACGGCACATTAACAGGAGTGTATGAGACTCTATTAAATGAGTACATCGTTAAGCCAACGGCTTGGTGGACTATGGTGGAGTTATATCCTTTCCTAATGTACAAGCATGATAATGGTAACTTAGTTACGCGCCAATCAGAAAACACCACAGCCATTTCTAAGGGTGAGATGGATTCATTAGTAGAGAAAGCACGTGAGAATGCTCAGTGGTACACTCAGCGTTTAGTAGATTACTTGTGCGACAATAGCAGCAGCTATCCTGAATACAGCTCTAATAACTTTCCTGATATTCACCCATTACGCAAAGTAAACAGGCAGAGCACTGTGGCTTTTAGTGAGGGTAGAAATTACGATAGCGCTTGGAGTCGATTCAATGTGAGAGATTTCACTAATTAACAAAGCATGCGCTGCACGTTTGTAGCCTCTAAAGAATCTATTACGTGAGTTGCTCTCTCTGATCTGCG